CGTCAAGAACGGCAAATACGATAGCGTTTGGCAACTTTGGGAAAAGCGCCGCTTTCTGTCTAGTCCGAAGGGCGCGATCTGCACAAACGAAATGAAGGTCATTCCGCGCATGGACTTCCAGTTGCCGAGCGATCGCCATGTGTTCGGCTATACAGCCGACGCAGCCGACATAAAACGCGCCATAGACTTTCGCGCCCGCTGGGATTTGATGGACGTTGAAACGCCGTTAATTGATGCGGGGCTGAACAAGTCGAACGTGCTGGCGATGATCGAAGGCGCGGGCATAAAGCTGCCAGTGCTTTACGGCCTTGGCTTCCACAATAACAACTGCATCCCATGTGTGAAGGCGACAAGCCCCGATTATTGGTCGCTGGTCCGCCGCGAATTTCCGGCTGAATTTGAGCGCATGGCAAAGCTATCGCGTGAACTGAACGTGCGCCTCACCCGCATAAAAGAGGAGCGCATATTCATTGATGAAATACCGGCTGACTGGCCCTGCACCAACCCGATTGCCCCGGCCTGCGATTTCATGTGCCAATTTGCAGAAATGGACAAAGCGGCATGACCCGCGCCACCCCCAAAGGAGATGAAGAATGAGCGAGGAACTGATCATAGCGAAATATCGAGTTGCTTACGAGCGTGCCAATGGCGTCCCGTTTGAGCGATCGCTCACCTATCGCAATGGCTGGTTTGTTTTTGAAACTATCGTTGATGGCGAAGCATTGCTTGTGTCCAGACACCGTAAGGCCGTGCTGTTGCAAATGACCGACCGATTGAACACCCGTCCAGAAGGAAAGCCGTCATGAAGGAATTGATTGAACGCTTGAAGTGCAAAATCGGCCTGCATGATTGGGGCGCAGAAACTCGCAGGCCTGTGGCGATGGCAGGGGCGCAATTGGTCGTCCAGCTTCGTAGCAAATGCTCGAAATGCAGCAAGGAAAGGGTTGGCCATGACTACGTTTGATGCCCGCATAGCCGCTCTATCAGCCCAAGCGGAAGGGGAGTGATATGCCCTTAAACGTGCCATCAATGAACAAGCCCGCCAAGCCATCGCTTTGGTCAAGGTTCTGGCAGCCGAACTTCAAAAGCCCGTTCTGGGATGGCTTTTGGCGGGTCTATCGGCACTTCATTTGGACCATGCCGCTGGCGTTTCTGCTTGGCATTGCTTTGCGGGAGATGTTCCCATGACTAGCAAGGAACCCCCGATGGACAATAACCAGATCGCTGCAATCGCACGAGAGGATGTCATGATTGTTATTCAGCGCGACAATAAGGGAAAGCCGACAGTCTGGTGTGACCCCGAAATTGTTGACCTCATCACAGCATTAAATGGCGGCGGCATCCCTACAATCGCCTCTTGTTCGGGGCACGGACATAGGCCCGGCCGCATCATGCTTGCTGATGGGCGCAATCTATTCATCACTCGCAATCAGGATGATGTAGAGCAAATCGAAGCCCAATTTCCGTATGATATAAACGGAGAGATCGCAGCCGTCCGCAAGCATTTGGAGACAGCCAATGGCGAGTAAGGCAAGAGAGATTTGGGAAGCGGCAGAGGACGCATATGACAGGGAATTGAACAATCCCGGCAGCACTGGCCTGTCACCGGAGAACAATGCTGCCGCTGTAATTCAAGTCGCCATAGACGCAGCCCGCGCCGACGAACGCGCCAAGACCAAGGCAGCGTGTGCGGGGATTGCGCGGCGACGAATGGACGAGCGTTTTGAGGAGTTTGGCACCCGCGAACCGGATACCAACGCCTGTTATTATACAGGCCCAGCAGCCGAAATGTATGAGGCTCTCGATGAAGAGGCCGACGACATCGCAACCGCAATTGAGCAATGGGAGCCGAACACATGACACAGCCTGAACCGGAATCGTTAATCACAACTGGTCACATGCGGTCTATGGCAAATGCCGTGCGTCAGAAAATGCCGAATACCGCAATATATTTGGATGAAGCGGCGCGACGTATCGACGCAGCAGCCCCCGACCTCGCCCGCAAGGCAGCACTGGCGGATAAGCTGGTGGACCACATTGCCGAGCAGATCACGCACATCGAAACGCGCGTAAAGGACGGCACAGAAATGGGCGCGTCAATCTGGCGGCTCGCACTTGAGGACATTGTGCGCGAAAATCGCCAAGTCCTCACCGAATGGGAGAAGATCAATGGATAAGCCAGACACAACGCAGGCTTTCACGACACCGGCCATGCAGGCAGAGGCGAATGTGCTTGCCCGGTTCCCCGATTGGCAGCCGAGTGAGGCCATGCTTGGCTATGCGCGGGCTTTCGCCAAAGAAGCCGAACGCATCGCATGGGATGCCGCAATTCCCCATCAAGCTACGCTGGGAATGGTGAAGACGGCGGCAGATGCTTGCTTTGAAGCAACAGGCGTTCTTGTTACCAACAACGGCATGAAATCCGCAGCCGATGCGATGCTGGCCGTTATGCGGGGAGAGACCGCCATGCTCGACCAGATCGAAGGGAAGCTGAAATGAGCAACCACTATGGTTATTCGACGCTGGCCATGCAATCGCTGGAAAAGGCTGGCTACAAGGTGACGGTCGCAGATGGGTGCATACCCGGCCTGTGGAACGTGCAGGGTTTGGCCAGTGATGTTACGACCAATCAGCTTTTGGATTTGGCAGATAGCCATGGCGTCCATCCGCTTTCCATACCGTCGCCTTTTGCAAGGAACTCAATGCCATGACAGACCATGTTGAACGCGCCGCCGTGATCGCTGCTGTTGAAAACGCTGTGACTTGCGGCGGATTAGGCGAACGTGCTTTCGAACGCATTATCGCAGACGACGCCATAGCAGCCATTAAGGCGCTCCCCGCTACCGACCCTGCAATGACAGACGATGTGAAGGCGCTGGTTGCATTGCTGGAAAGCGGGCTTGACTGGACCGTCAACAAAAGAGCAGCCCAAGCCCTTACCGACCTATCCGCCCGCGTTGTGGAGTTGGAGGGACTTGTGCGCGCTCTTACCCCCAATGGTTGCTTACCGAAGCCCTAACCCACTCACAGGCTGGCTAATATCTGATAGGAATAACGCATGGAATGGCAACCGATTGAAACTGTGCCGGATCACGATAATATCTTGGTTTGGGCAAGGTCTGACAATACCATCAATGGCCTGTCTTATGAGAGCGTTGATGGCTGGAGTGATTTTGCAATCCACATCATTGCCTATTCCTATAAAGATGAAACAGCACCGCTCGGCAGGGCTTTCAAAAGCACAGAATCGGATGGTTGGGGCGAGTCCAATTTGACGATTTGGCCAACCCACTGGATGCTCAACCCACCGGCTCCGCAAGCCTCTTCGCAATGAGAGGGTGACGCGGCGGCGGCGGGTTTTTATAGCCGCTCTAACCTTGGCCTCAGCCACGATCGCTCGCAGCGCCGCGTCCATTATTCACTACACTATTGCACTGGGGATGGCAAGAGTTTGTTGCGGTTTGGGGCGGGTTATGATAGGAGAGATTATGGCAAACGATGAAATGGTTGAAGGATATTTAGACGGCTTCGATCTGGATAATCCAGAGCCTAGCGACAATCGCAGTCATTCGTATCGCCACGGCTTTGCAAACGGTCGTGCTGACAAAACGGGCAAGCCAGCCTTTCCAAGCGCAGAAGTCGCTCGATTGCGGGCGGAGGCGGCTATGGAAATGGACGCCGCTACCTAATCCCCCTCAACAGCCAGCCCCGCCGCCTTTAGCGCCCTAGGAGAATTTATGGAATGGCTAATCATACCTGCGCTGCTTTTTGCGGCATGGCTGCAGCCCACGAACAAGGGCCGAACCTATATTGGCAATCCGCCGCAATCGCCTTGGGTGTAACCTAATCCGCCTCCTCCGCTAACCCCGCAGTTACCTGATCGCGCGCCCAGTTACCAGCGTTTATTCCGGCTTTGGCGAGGTCGTTGAGCAATTCAAAGTCTCCGGTGGATACCACGATGGAAGTTTCGGACAAGCCGTCATCCCCTTCGGCAACACGATTTTCGGCGGCGGTATTGGTTCCGCTGCTATAGGCAGGACAGACTTTTGACAGCCTGTTGTTATCAGCATAGCGGGCAGAAGCGTCCCGAATAGCAATAGCGTTGAGATTTGCTTTTTCACGATTGAGCCTTTCGATCTGGATTTGCTTGTCAGTGACCGCCTTGTTCATTGCAATCTGTGCGGCGCGTGCGACTTCGCTTGCTGCCTTCATGGCGGCAATGGTCTTGTCCCGTTGTTCGACAGTCGCCAGCGCCTTTTCAGCCCGTCCCTGCCACTTGGCGTTGGATAGCCACAGGAAGCCCACAGAAGCCACCAGAGCGACGATAAGGACGTGCCGCCAGTCAGAGAGCACCCAGCGCACCCCTGCCTTCACAGCGCGTCCTAGAGCCTGTCCTATGCCGAGTAGCTTGAAGCCGATTGTTGCAAGTCCTAATGGCATGTGCTATGTCCTTTCTCGCCAGTGTGATCCTGCGAAGGCAGGGGTAGGTCTGGCACCGAGTGACGCGGGGCATAAGACGCCTACGCCTTAGCCTTGTGAATATGGTGCAAGGTATGAAGCCCGCGTCACTCACCTTCCCCCGTTGGCGGCACATCATCCCGCCCCTTTGGCCGGAACGTCCCGATAACCCCAATCAGGCCAGTGGTTGCCGCACCGATGAACGCAAGCTGCGCATTGACCTTGGCAATCTGTTCTTCGGTCCCGTCAAGCTGCTGCACGATAATCACGCCGCACAATGTCAGGCCCACGATTGCCGCCAGTGTCGCCAGATAGGCCCACAGGGCTTCCCGAACGGATTTCATGCTTCATTCCGCGACAGAACACCCGTAGCGGCCACCCTATAGGGCTTCACGCTATCAGGCTTGGAATTATACACCGGACGCCTTACCGCAATGCAGCGGCTTTTCTCGATGCGCGTAACACTTACCCTGTTCGACTGATTGCCGCCCAGGACATGATAGGCCGTTGCGTCCTCTGCCACATAGAAGCCGACATGCCCCCCGCCGTTGCGGACAAATACCAGAACGTCGCCAAGGCCAGCCTCTGTAACGCCCGTCCCGAACTTCGCCCAATTGCGCGCCCATAGCGGAGAGGCAACGCCCCTCTTGCCCGCACGATGAACCACGATAGCCGCGAACAGCCCGCACCACGGAATGTCATCATCAGAGAAGCCAGCAATCGACACACCGGCAGCGTTCAATTCATCCCGCCAGCCAATGATTGTCTTGTTGCTGCCCTTGCCGACAACCTCTTGGACGCCATGCAGTTTGACTGCTTCCTGTATCGTGCGGGGCAATTGGCCGACATTGGCCAGCCATTCGTATTTCGGTATCATTTGCCCGTCCTTTCAATCAGCCGGTCCAGCTTGTCCTCTTGCCGTATCTGGCTTTCCCGAATGTCTTTCAGGGTTTGGTCCTTGGCCTTGTCATTGGCCTCCAAAACGGTCAGCCGGTTCTCGATGCTGCCAATGGTAATCATGTAACCGTAAAGCAGTCCGGCGATGAAAATCAGGACGGCAACCCCGTTCCTAATCGTTATCTTGGTGTCGTCGCTCAACATCACGCCCCCACGCTATTAGAAAGAGCGCGCGAGACACGACGGCTAACAAGCCCAAAGCCCCTGCGGCACAAATGAGTAAGCTGGCCTCCATGCCCTTCGCTCCACAACAAAAGAGCGACCATCATCACTTGGCCAACCATGTTCATCAGGTGCCAGTAATCATAAGCCGCTTCGGGTATTCCCGATTGTATGAAAGCGATGCTTGCCCCGATCCTCACCCCAAAGAGCAGACCAATCCATCCCTGTTCCCTGTCTGCCGGATCGCCCATAACGATTCCGGCACTTACCAAATCGACCGCCAGTTGCAGGCGCGGGTCAATCACAGGATCGACCAATAGCGCCCACAATGTCATGATGCCCGCATTGGCAAGAAAGACTGTTGCAACTCGCGATATGGCCGGGTTGCGTTGCCAATAGGCAAACAGACAGACCGCGAGTAACGCATAATGCGTCCAGTGCATCAGTCGCCCCCGACCTCTTTAGGCGGTGGGGGAGGAGGCGGGGGAGGCGTTCCCGTCTTGGGAGGCGGCGGCGATACGATATTGCCCCCGTCATCCGGTGCCATGCTCGTCATGCGGTAAATCAGCTTGTCCATGTTATTCCCCTACTTCCCAAGATTGCGGTGCCGTGATGTTGGAAACATACCGACCGCGAACCATCGTGATGACGTCCACCCGCTCCTGTTCGCCGTCCGGTGTGTCAACCACCTGTTGACCCACTGTGTAGCTGTCGCAGTTGAACTCCATTTCATGGCCGTTCGCCATGACAACGCGCAAAATCATATCGCAAAACCCCTTCGCAAAATGCTGACAGTCAAAGATGAAGCGCGCTTGTTCTGAATGACGTAGCGCGACGTTCCAGCATCCCAATAGATGTTGACGCGGCTAGGCGTGTCTTTGGTATTGGTGAAGAAGCCTGCCCAATCGCTGATTTCAGTGACGGTCAAAGTTGTCTGGGCTAAGTGATAGGTCGCGGCAACGTCTTCGCTGGTGAATATGTCGATAAACATATTGCAAAGATTGTCGCTGATTTCCTTGACCTCATCGACCGCCAGCGTGAACGGGACTCCCCCAAGCATTGTGTCCGAAACAATGGCACCGGAGCGACTATCAGCCTTGAAAACCCACTCTTCAACAAAGCCGATGTTGGTGACGTTCTCGCGGCGCACACAGACCGCGTTAGTCAACTGCATCGCAACGCCTGTGTTTGACCGGCAATTGATGAGGGTAAGCGACGAACCGGCGATAAAGGTCATGTTGACCGGAATCAGGCCAGAGCCGACGCCCTGCGCAAAAATCACATTGTCCAAAACAACCCGCTGCGCCTTGCGGAGATAAATCCCGTTCTGGTTCTGGTCCATGTAGGAATCGCGGATGACAAGGCTTTGCAGAACTTGGCTTCCCGCGTCCAAATACACCGAATAGCCGGTTGCATCGTCGGCCTGTTCGCGGCGCAGCTTTTCGATGACGAGGCCGTAGGATGCCCCCGCCGAGCCGCTTTCGCTCCAATAGATGCCATATTTGCCACCCGGCAGCGCCAGATTGGAGAGCTGGCATGTGGTAATCATCACATCGGGTTCGAACTCGATGCACTTGCCCGTTGTCAGTGTCGTGGTAAGTTCAAGAACGCCCCCACCGCCGATCATGAAATGGTCGGTATTCAGGGACGTGAAAACGGGGTTTTTGCCAATGACGAGCGGACGTGCGCAAGCGATTTCAGCGGTGTGGAAATTGACCGATTGCCGACCGCGAATGTAAACGCCAATCGACCCGCTACCCTGCCAAGCGCCCGTTGGGATAGCGATGCCGGTCAGTTCGAAGTCGGCGCAGTTTACAAGGGCGATTGCAGTTTTATCGACCGTATTGCCGGACGTGAAGCCGACATTGTTCAAACTGCCTTGATACATGCCGCCAGCGGTTGCGCTGTGGTTGAACTCCAATGCCGTTCCCGCCAGTGTTGGCGTGTAGGAAATAATTGCTACGTTGCGACCTTCCCCTTCGGCATTGAACCTTTGCCCGTTCGCGGTAAACTTTGACGGCAAGACCCAAGTGCCTTTAGGGATATTCAGGCTAACCCCGCTCTGGTTATCGGTGTTGACGTTCTGCAACCCAGTAAGCGCGTTGGCTGTCGTGGCTTTGTCGGCAAGGGTCAGAATGTCCCTGCGCGCGGCCTGCATATCACGAGCGATTGAGCCTGTGCCTGCTGCGATGAAGCCGACATTTGCCGAACCACCGCTTTCAGCAAGTTCCGCAAGAACAGTGGAGTTGATTGGGTTTATATCGTGGACAACCACACTTCCGGTTGCGTTGGTCAGAATGCCGCGATACCGTAGCGAAGCATCGCCAAAGATATTTGGAAACTTTCCGCCCGCGTCTGCCACGACCGGATTGGTGTGTTCTACATCCATTGCCGCATTCGTATAGATTGCTTGGCGCGTTGTTGTGCCAGTCCCCGTTTCCGAGCCGATATAGAAATTCCACTTTGCGCCTGCATACGGATTGCCATTGGCATCCAATGCACGGTAAGCGGTTACGAGAAGCTCTGCGGCCATCGTTTACTCCGGTCTATAATGATGTTACAGGAATGCGATGCGCGACCTTATGCGGCCCCGCTTTTGGGTGCTGGCTATTCTGCTTTGGTATTTCTGGCCGTCAGTTGCCTTCTTCTTCACTGGCGGCAAGTTTACCGGGTGACTGCCCGAAACTGTCGGCCAAGGCTTGCTTAAGCGCCAGAATGTCGGCAGCGGCAACGCTGTTCTGTGGAGCAGTTTTCTGCAATGTGTCAAACCAGCGGCTGATCGCAGCCGGGTTTGTCGTCTCCGGCGCGCTACGCAACATTTTGGTAACGTCCTTGTTCAACATCAGACGCGCTGCCCGCTTTTCGCCCATCTTGGAAAATGCAGGGATTGCTACAGCCCCGCCGATGGCTCCTACAGGCCCGCCAAGGCCAGCCCCCGCACCGATGCCCATGAAGCGCAACAGAAGGCCTTTAAGCCCCCCTACTTCGCGCCGGGTGTTCGTGCCTATCGGTGCCACATTGGCATCCTGCTTGGACCGTGCAAGGGCTTTCAGGTTCATCAATGACTTGTAACCATCGGGACCAAAGACTTCGCGCAATGTGGCGGGATTGACCTTCTTATGGTCAAGGTTCGTCGCCAGCGCGGCAAGCGTAAATTCGCCGTTCCCTGCCTTACCAAGATTGGCTGCGATTGCAGCGCGCAAGTCGGCCTTTTCGGATTCCTCCATCGAGCGGAACACTTTGGCAAATTTGGCACTGCTGCCACCCGGTTTAATCATCGCCATAACGCGCTGTGCAGCCCGTTCTGCCTCCACAGGGCTTTTCTTTGTGCCCACCAGTTCCTTTACCACAGACTGCTTGAATTGGCTATATTCAGCCCATTTTTCGTTTGCGCGCTTTAGAGATGCCGCCGCCGCACTGTTGCCACTGGCAACAAGCGACTCTTCCAAATCCCGCGCCGCCGCGTCCATGATCTCGATAAGTTCGACTTCTTTGGCCGAGAACGCCAAATCATTGTCTTTGATATGCTGCCGGACAATTTCACGATTGGCCTGCAAAGTTTCAGTCGTGACGCCTGTTTTTTCGAAGTTGCCTTTGATTTTGCTAAGCAACGAGATTTGCCCCTCATTGCCTTCCGGCGTCACAGATTTGATCGCCGCAATCTTGTCGTCAACGGTTTTGGAAACCTGTGTGGCGGGTGCCTTGAAACCCGGAGCCTGCATCTCTGCCCTACGGTAAAGAGCGGACGCTTCTTGCGACATCTTGCTCTTCTCGCGCTTCACAACGTCCTGAATAGCCGTGCCTGCGTTGAAGCCCTCTTTGACCGTGCCAGCGCCGCCAATTTCAGTCAGACGGCTTTCGATAGCCGCTGCATCGTCCATTGCGGCCTTGCCAATCAATTCGCCGCCGCCATCGCTTGCCTTCAATTCGTTGTAACGCCCGCGCGTTGAAGGGGCTACGTCCTGAATGCGGACAGGGATATTCTCATCCATGCCAGCGCGAACGATATTGGCGTTCTGGTTGACCTCTTGCGCCAAGGCATTTTGCGGAAACATACCCCGCACCTTGCCAGCTACAGGCGCGAGTGCGTTCATCCCCCTTTGCGCGATGGGCGCAAGTGCGTTCACTGCCTTTTCTGTGGCTTGCGGGGCAAAGCGCCCGATAGCGCCGCCTGCCAACCCGCCCAATATCCTGTTGTCGTTCTGATCCAATGCGCCATAGGCCGCGCCCGACAATGTTGCGCCGGTCTTTGTTGCAAGCGCGTTGGTCACAGCAGCGGGAGCCATCAATGCGCCTGTCACCGCACCGCCCACTTCACCCGCCAGCGATGCAACAGGCCGATTTTCGCGCAGATAGTCCTTTACGCTTTGAACGCGCGCGCCTTGATCCTCACCGGCCACAAGTCCTACAATTTCGTCAATGCCGCCCATTGTCAGAGCATTAAGGCTTCCCACACCATAAGCGCCAAGAGGGGAGTCGAGAAACGCGCCCGCCGCCTTTTGAACGCCGGTCCGCTTTTCATCGGGGCGCGGGACAAATGAACCACGCTCCCCACGCTTGATCTGGCGCTGCAAGTCCGCCCGCGAGTTGGTGTTGATATTGAGACCAAGGCGTTTCGCTTCTGCGAATAGCTGGTCAACAGTCCTGATTTGCCCGGACAGCCAAAGATTGTTCAATTCATCATTGGCGGCTTTCAGCTTTTCGCTGACTTGCATTTCGGCATTAAAATCAGGGACAGTCGAACCATCGGAAGGAATTTCCGAAACGCCCATTGCGGGGTCAATAAGGGGCCTCCCGCCACCAGCAGGGCCGATAGGCTCATTGCCGGGGTCAAAGGAGCCATCGGGGTTCATGCCGATTGGCTTGCCGTTGTCCTGTATCATGGCAGGATCGACGTAAAGGCCGGTTGTCTCTTGCGTGGCGTCAGGCGTATCGCCCGCCCTTAATTTTTCATACGCAGCAAGCGTTTCTTCCAACAATTTGCCGCTACTTTGTTTCAGGCCAGCAATGGCACGAATGCGCGCTTGTCGCTTTGCCTCAATGACTGCGGGGCCGTCACCGGGCATGGGAAAATAGATTCTGCGCTGGCGCTCCATTTCTTCTGGCGGGATCGCCGCACCGGAATCTTGGCGTAGTGACGCCGCAATAAATTCGTCTTGGTTTGTGTCTGCTACCTGTCGTTCAGGGCTATTGCCTACTCCTGCGGGGAGTTCGTTCAGCAAGTCTGGCGTCCACTCGGACAATGTTTGCCCAACTAACGAGCGTGGGCCAATGCCCAAGCCTTCATAGCTTTCATTAGCACCCAGTGCGCGCAGAAGGAACGCCGCTGCTTTGCGTTCTTCACCAACTGCGGACGCAACATCGCCATCCGCAAGTTTTTTCTGCCTTTCCTGAATATCAAGAGCGTCTTTTTCAGCATCACGAGCGCTTTTTTCCTGATCCAGTTCAAATTTGGCGCGTTGCATCTGCTGGTCTTCAGCCTTGTAAGGATCGACCTTCGGCGGCGCACCATAAACCGGGCCTGTGGCGGGCTTTGGCGTGTCAAGAACGAATCCGGGCGGTAACTGCATCTTATTCCCCAATCACTACATGCCAATGTGGGCCGGTTGCGTGGCTGGACGGGTTTTTCACCTCGTCGCGCGCTTCGATAATCTTGTAACCCGCCGCCCTGATTTTCCCGACATACTGCTCGAACGTCATGCCCGGTATCGGTGCAATATCGACCGCACCCTTGCTCTTTGCGTGCCAGCTATTCGGATTCTTTTTCGATAACGGGTGATTAGGCCCGCGATAGCCAGACGTTACCTTGACGCCGGGGAACAGCTTTTGGATAACCCCTGTGCCGTTGTCACTCGCCCGGAAAGTTGCCAGCGCCGTTGCCGACGCCACCTCCTACTGGCTGCCATTGCCCGTTCTGAAATACGATCTTTTCACCCGTTGCCGGATTGGTTGCGGTCTGCCCTTCACTGACACCGCCAACCGGAGCGCCCGCCTGCTGTCCGCCCGGATTAGGCACAATCACAGGGGTTATTCCCCCGCCTGCAATGTCATATGCAGCAACGCCGCCGCCTTGCGTATAAGGAACTGTCTTGACCGTGCTGTATTTGCTTTTCAGGATACGGCCAATCTCTGCCTGAAATTCAGGCGTCCCGGGCTGCAATCCCGCCGCCACGACCTCTTGAGCAATCAATGGCAATTCAGGGTCATTGTTCAAAACCGCGCGGGCGATGGCCGATTGCGTCCTGATAAATTCGGGGTCAAACTGTGGCGGCGCGCTTTCAACAGGCAGGCCCAATTGCCGCGCAACATTCAAATTGCGCTGATAGCTGATTTCATCGGTGCTGTCGTCCAGCAAGTCAGCAACCTTCGCCAATTGCGCCCGCTGCTGCTCCTGCTGCTGGCTTTGCGCTGCCTCCATGCTGCCGCGCAATTCAAACGCTGCCCTTGGGTCGATTGGCGCAAGCGCATTAACCGCGCTCATATCGCCATTGTAAGCGCCCGCGTAAGCTGCCTTTGTCGCCTCTTGCCGTTCACGCTGCTCTTTCTGCATACGCAGTTGCGTTCCAAATTCCATGCCCTGCGCCAAAGCGTTCATGGCGTTGCCAGCATGGTTGAAGTTTTGAAGTCCAGCTAAAGCGTTCATTGCTTTTCCAATCGTTCGATTTCAGCCTTGATTTTTTCAGCCGATTGTTTCCATCCCGGCTTGTCGTCGCGGGCGCGCAGTTTGGCCTTCAATTCGGCAAGGCGCTGCTTGTCCTCATCGCTCACCACCACTTTTTGTAACTCCCATACGCACCGAGGGCGTTGTTGAAGGATGACGTGATGCCGCCGATCATGTTGTTGGTGTTGTTGGCCTTCGCCACCGCCGCATTCGCTGCGGTCTGGCCTTGGTTTTGCGCAATGCCGCTTGCCGCATTGGCATAATTGGTTTGCACCCCGGACAGGGCATTTGCCGCGCCTACGCCAACCCGCTGCTGATCCTGCAATGCGCCAAAATAATTCCAATACTCCGCGCTGCCGATGTCTTGCCCGAACCGCTGATAGGCTTTTGCCGTTGCGCCCGAATTGCGCACCGGAGCGCCAGCGGCCAAAGCCCTCATGCCTTCGTTAAAGCGAAAATTGTAACCCGTGTTGTCGCGCCAGTTGCCAAAAGCGTTTTCAGCCTGTGCCAGTTCGTTAGGCTGCGTGTTGCCCGTTCCGAACGCGGCCTGTTCTGCCGGAGAGCCCGCCAGTGTGCCGTTTGCTTGCATTTGAAAATAATTATTCGGGTCAGGCTCCTGCGTTTCATACTGCATATCACGGTAACGTTGCTCGATTATGCCGTCCCCATAACCACTGCCGCCCATATAGCCGGGTGTTCCTTGGGGGACATAAGGATTGCCGAATTGCCCCTGCGATACGCCGCCAAACTGATACTTTCCCGTTTGCGGGCTATCCACAGGGCCGGTCGAGCCTAGGCCCAAAAGCGCGTTTATGCGATTGTTCGCGGCAAGGCCGGTGTTGTAAAATGGCTGCTGCATCGCCAGATTTTGATTACGCGCTTCCCGCTGTGCTTGAAGGGCGCGTTCATCGGCTGCGTTCTGTGCGGCAGTCGCCTTGTTAATGGCCTTGCTGTTTTTCGATGCACCGATGGCACTCGCACCAGCGCCAATCACAGCAGAGCCGATCAGGGCCGCGCCCATGCTTATCGCCATATCACAATTCCTTTATGTAACTATGCTCGTTGGCGACGTAACCCCGCCACTCAAGTAATCTGCCGACTGCGCGTGGTCGCATTGTCGCCATGCAAAACATTGTCCAAAACTTGGCACCTAAATCTTTTGCTTGGGCCTCGCAGACATCTAACAAATCCAGCCCTACGCCTTCCTCTGAATACCAGAAAAACTCTTGCCCCACTTTGACCGCGTGGTTGAACGGGTGTGGGTAACAAAGCCCGCCGATCATCCCGCTTTTTGAAACCAGCAAGATACCTTCTGGGCTTTCAATCAATTGAGAAAGAGTGGCGGCGACGCTGACGGGATCGTAACCAACCGCCAACGCTGCCCGCGCCGCCATTCTCTCCCCCATGTCCACTATCGACGGTATGTCATCGACCGTGGCTTCCCTAATCATTCAGGCAACGTCCGCACATAGCCCGGTGGCGTTGTTCCTGTTCCCGTAGAAGGAGGATCGCCAATCATCGGGATTGTCACCCCGCCGACAACGTGAATCGTGCCTGTCTGCGTTACTTCGTCGATCGTGCCGATGTAGGAAACTGCCCCGCCTTCGCGCGCTGCATCGAGATAATACACCCGCACAAACTGGCCTTCGGTGAAGCCAGAAATTGACCCTGCATCCACTGCTACCGGAGCCGAACCATCGGCATAGTCCCTGTCATGGGCTGAAATGTTAATCACCCCGTCGCTCGTGGCGCTCAACAGCCCGTCAACCGGAACCGTCTTGCTGTTAGCCAAGGCAATATCCGCTTCGACACTCGCCACCTGTGCCGCTGTCTGTGCCTGTGCGTTAATCACTGCCTGCAATTGCGCCACAATGACTTCAAGTGTGTCGATCTGCGCCTGCTGGTTCCTGAAAGCCGCCTCAATGGCCTCTAGGTTCCGTTGCTCTCTGATTTGCTCCCGCATTGAAGGGGAGCCGTCCTTGTCAACAATCGCATCGCCGCGACTGTGCCGGTCCAGCTTTACGTCTTCGCCAAGCAATCCGGTTTCCAGCGAAACCCCAAGACTGACATTACCCCCTGTGAAAGACGCGACATAAGGCGTGTAATCCAGCCCGTTAAAAAATCCCGTGCCTCCTGTGAACCTGTAAAGCCCCGGCGTGAATGACAGGCTAGGCAATTTGGAATACCGTCCCGCCGTTTATCGGGAACGCCTGCAAATCCGGCAGCGTGTAGGGTGTGCCATAATCGACATAACCAATCAGTTCATCATTGGTCGCAGTGTCGTTATACAGAACCACATAGCGGAATGGCCCTACAGTGCCGCCAGAGGCCGATAGCGTGGCCGTTGCAAGCACAAGGCTGTATGTCCCCCCTGTCTGGCTTGATGACGTCACAGTGGCCGTTAAACCGCCTGCCGTGTAGCCATTGCCCGCTGCGATTTCCGTAATATTGGCTTTGACCGTGTTTGACAGGCTCGGCGCGGTGTTGGAAAGCATCCATTTCAGCGTGTCAGAGGCAAGATTGTGCTTCTTTTCGCAAATGTCCTCTAAAAAGCAGTTGAATTTGACAAAAGCCATTATGCCCTGCCTTTCGCGTTCACATTGTCGTAAAAGCCGGACACCCGAAACGGCACGGGGTCGGTTATCCTGATCTGCGCCAGAAAGCCGGGAAGGTTAAACATCCCCAAGGCCCGATATTCCATCGGCTTGCGATAATCGCCTTGCGCGCCAAGGGTGTCGGTTTCCCAATCTTCCCAGCGATTGCCGCCGTCATCGCTTACCCGAAATTCAAGCGTAGGCTCGGCATAGGTTCCAGTAAGATAAGGCGTTGTCCCCACCTCGCATTCAACCGTCACCGTGTCGTAAATCTTGGGGGCAAGCAGTCTTTCGCCAGCGGTAACAATCCGCTCGACTATTTCCTCACCCTGTCCATATTCACCCCATGCCCAAATCTGGCCCGTTTCATCGTCGCCATAATCCGGCCCGCAACGGAAATTCGTGCGGCCATAGGAGCGCAGTTCGAAAACTTCCCCCGTGGTAATGTCATAGGCCCATGTTTCCGTGTCCAGGCGGATGCAGACAAACTTGTGTCGCTGGTCCTTTAGCAGATACACCCGATAGGTCGTGCTGGCCTCGATGCGCTCAACCAGAAAGTCACCGCCTAGCGCCTGCGGAACGTCGCCATTGCGGTATAAAATCTTGTCAGCGCCAATCCAGAAGAACGTGTTGTCATCCTGCACCATGCAGCCCGATGCGATAATGCCCTGTTCAAATATCCGCTGCTGAATAGGCGTGAACGGCAAATCCGCTTGGCCGGTCGGTGCCCAAAACTCGATTGAATTAGGTCCGGCAAATACGATTATGCCGTCAAGAACAGTTGCCCACAGCAAGGCGTCTGGTTCACTCTCAACCTCGGCAAAGTCCAGTGCATCCCATAGCCGCCCGTTGCCGATAGCCGAAAAGAAGTGATACCCCGTCCCCGCCTCAAGCGCGACAAAGTAACCATTGGTTTGGATGATCTGCGTGACATTGCTGTCATCGGGAAAATCGACTGCAACAAAATTCGTGCCGTTATAGCTATACAACGGCCCGCCAGCGCAGAACAAAACCTCGTCGCTGTCCATTGCGATGGAAACAGGCCCATTGCCCGCAACCTCACCTAGCAGTGTTGTCCCGCGATAAGCAAAAGAACCCGATACCGTGAACCTGTCGCCGCCAAACACACCGTCCTTCGATAGCGAAGCCCGGACAGGCCCGGAACCTACCGAAAACGCCTCAACCAATGGCGGACGCGATTGCATCACAACGCCTTGGCTTTGCGATTCCTCGACAAACATATTGACCGTTTCGAGCGGGGGCAGATTGCCGCGCGTCCGGCTATATGCGCCCTTGCCGTAGTCAAGCATCAGAAATACTCAACCGGGTCTTTTGCGGTCGAAACCTTGTGGCTCAACGCGCCTTTGAACCTTATCCCGATCCGCGCAATCATAGGCGGCAATTGTGCGCCAAACATCTCGCAATAGTGCATCGCCAGCAAGGCAGAAAGCCCGGTCATGTTGCGATTGGCAAGCGGAGCCTCGCTATCCAGCGTTAAAGCATCACACACCTGCCAGCGGCCAAGGCTGAACACATAATTCTTTTGCGTCGTGTCGGTGACGACGATAACCGCGCTCAAATCCTTTGGCGTGCGGGTCTTGCCCTTTTCCTCAATTGTATCAGGAACAGTGATCGTCGCGCCGTCTGCAATTATCCGCTCGTTTTCCTGTGCGGTGTAATCGCTCGTCGCGTAAACATCGGTGAACGGTCCCAAAGGCCCATCCGCAAACATGCCGTCATACAGCGATTGCAGGGCAATCATGCCCTCGTCGCTCTCCGCAGCGCGCGGCGTCCGGCCTATGCCGACAATGCGCGCCTGTCGCAAGGCAAGGGTGACAATATCGCGGCATGTTGTCATATCATCCCCCTATGAAAAGGGGCGAGCCGAAACCCGCCCCATTCCTCATTATGGCAAGTAGTAGGTGACTGCCACGCGAACGCTGCCAGCGGCGCTGGTGGCCGCGTTTGCAGCGACTGCCACGATAACAGCGGTGTTACCCGCAGTCACCGTCCACAAAAGGCCGGTTGCAGCAGTTGCCGAAGCTGCCGCGCCCGTCTGCGCCACAGTGCTTGCCGCGAAATAGCGGTTTGCGCTGCCAGCATCGCCGACGTTGAGCGTGATGGTCGGGGAACCGTTGGTATCAAGGTCGTCAGCCTCAAGGACGGCGCCCAGAACTACCGCGCCAACCGGCAAGTTCAGGATGGTTGCGGAATCCGAAGTGGTGATCGTGCCGGAAAAGGCGCATTCACCGTAGGATACCTTTACATTGCCCCCGAAGCCGTGGCCGGGAGCGGCGAGACGCGATTGCGTCGAGTTTGTTGCAGGCATTGATTATTCCTTTCCTGCCGCTTTGGATTTGCGGACTTCAAATGTTGCGTTGGTGGAAAGAAGGTCGGCCAATTCGGCATCGACCTTCTGCCATTCGCCCTTCATGAACTCCACACCGTAAACGGTGCAGAACTCATCATCGGTAGGGTCAGCCGTTGCGATGAAACGGGCTTCCATTAGTCAGCAGCCGCGCCGAAGAAGCCCAAAACCATGCCGTGCTGCTTGCCGTTGAAGGCCGCTTTCTTCACGCCAATGATTTCATCCATGCCGACCGTCATGCGACGATTAAGCGCAGGAATATCGCTCTTTTCAGTGCCTGCCTGCGGCTTCTGGCTGTAGGCAATGAACACCGACTGCGTGCCACACAGGAACACAGGGCGAATGGGAGCCGACGAAGCACCCGCCGTGTTGAGCCCGTTTGCTGCGGCCCATACGTCGATTTCAGGAACCTCGCGGTGAATAACACCGTCAAGGATCAAGTCACCGGCTTGGAACAGCGGGTTGGATTCGACATCACGCGGACGCGCATCGCGGTTGGCATTGACCATCGGCGTGTCATTCGACAAATCACGGAACGTGCGCGATCCGTGGAATGCAACCATATATTCCCGGCCCATGTCGTCATTGACCTGATACGGGGTAATGGCAGGGCTTGCGGCCAGACCGAGGCGCTTCATGACGCCGATACGCGCTGCCGTGCAGGTCTGCGCAGCGGTGACGTTGGCAAGCGCCGTTGCCCATGTTGCCGAATAGCCAGCAACCGCACCGAAAAACAGACGGTCTTGGTTGGCAGCAGCAAAGGCGTTGCGGTTTGCAGCCGATGCCAAGCCATAATTGACGGTCGTGTCGCCGGTCGTGACAACCGAACCAAAAGCTTCGATAATGTCATCACGCAGCAGTTCGCCAAAATAGCGGGTCAGGCTTTCCTTAGCCGCATTCATGACGTCCAGTTCCGTGCGGAACGTCTGGTTCTTTGTGACCGCTACGCCCTTGCCGCGAAGGGCAACAGGCACACCGCAGTTGAAGTTATCAAGCGGAGTTTCGTTGCCGACAATCGGGGTGTCACCCGTTACCGGCGAACCGCCCAGCTTGTAAAACAGCGGGATATTCAGCGTGTCGCCAGCGCGCTTCTCAAGGTCGGAATAACCCTGAATAATCGCGTTGGTCGTGTTGTTCACATAGGGGAGGAAGCGCGAACGACGCACATACTCCATGTGGGCCTTGTTGCTCCACTCTTTGCGCTGCGATGCAGTCGCCAATACAAAATCAGCCATTTTCTAAATCCTTAGAACATTTTGGCCAACTTCTCCTCCTCCGGCGTCACTTTCGGCGGACGGGAATCGCCCGCGCTTGTTTCAGACGCGATGGAACGTGGGGGAGTAGTTGAAACCGGGGTTGCCGGAGTCAGAGCTGGCGTTTGCGCTTGCGCGGCCTGCCATTGCTTGAAAGCCCTGATCTGCTCCGGATCGACGTTGCCAAGTTCCTGCAAAGACTGCGCCTTGCGGTGTTCCTCGACGATGAATTTGAAAGGATGCGACGATTGCGCCACAGCCAGATTGAAGGCAGGATCATTATTGCAGCGTTCAAAGGCCCAGCCATAGGCTGTCTCGACCGTATCAGCGCCGTATTTGTCATCCGCCAATGTGCGGGAAAATTGCATGGCCTGTTGACGCAAGCTGCCGTTGACGATTTTCAGCGTGTCCTCGTCGGGGTATAATTCCTCTTGAGGCTGCATCTGTTGAACGGGCGGGTTTTTCAGGCTGCGGATTTCATCCCGCAATTCCTTCACAACACCTACCGGAACGTAACCTTCCGGCACCACCGGCTTTTCAGCCACTGGTTGTTCAATAACCGGCGCTGGCTCGATTACCGGGGCAGTTTCCTGCTCGATAGCCTCCACAACTTCCGGCACGTCAATAGGCTCGGCGTCTCCGCCGAACAAAGCGTTCACATCATCCATGTTTAGATTCCCTTGCCGAAACCCTCGGCACTAGTGTTCGCCCGTCACAGCGGCGGCCTGTTGCGATTTGACACCTTCGCAATGGTGAAATTCGCCCGTTAACCCCCGGCGGCGGGTAACTTATGCAGCAGCGGCCTTCATGCCCTCAAGCATCGGCTTCATTGCCTCATTCTGCGCCTTTGCAGCGGTCAATGCCGCGCTGGCTTCCTTGTCTGCAATCTCTGCCGCCATACCGCGCATAGCCATCTCCTGCTGCGGCTGCTGGCCTTGGCTGGCCTGGTCCGAACGCTCCTTGCGCTTGGCAATCAGCTTTGTCTTTTCAGGCAATGCCGACACTTCCAGCAAATCATCGAACGGCACTTCCTGCGGCCCGTAAATCTGCGCCAGTTCGACCAGCTTATCAAACTGCTCTTGGGCAAGATTTGCCGTGTCGGGAACGCTGTCGATGGTTATGTCAACATCCATCTCTGCCAGAGCGTTTTCATAGCCCAAAACAGGCTGCCCAATGCCGATAGAACCATCCTCCTGATACATCGGCTGTGGTTCACCAAGGATAGGCTGATTGATGCCGACAAACTGCGGCGATCCCGTGTCATCCGTTACCCGAATGAAATCAGCGGCTTTCCAATACTGTTTGCAACGCTGCCAAATCGCCCGAAACACTGACAATTCAAACAGCCGGATGCCGTTCAACGTCATGGCGCTGTCGACCATGCCAGCCTGTTGACGGGCGATCTGCGCGCGTCCCGATGCGCTTGCCGACTGTTGCGCCAAGACAGCGGGGTTCTGGCCTATGCGCTGGATGAACTCCCGTGCATTCGCCAAAAGATTGAATTGACCACTCGCCAAATCATTCAGGGAAGCGGGTTGCCAGCCTGCCGGAATAACACCGTCGGGGCGTGACATTTCTTCCCGCACCATTTGCGCGTCAACCGAATATGCCATTTCCGGGTCTGTCGCCACAGCTTGCCGGTTGTTCAGCATGTGCAGCAATTTGCTTTCACGCTTGTTTATCGCGTCCTGCGGGCTGCGAAGGTCGCGCACCTCACCGTAACGCCTGTTTTCCCTGTCGATATAGCAGGAACGGGCTTTAATCGGGCAATCAGGCTTTCCGAACGTATCGACATAAGGCGACGGGCCTGCCTCCAATATCCCGCCACCCCAAAACACACAGCGCGCCCAACCGAAACGCTCCTTGTGATACATCTCGACAATGAAAACGCGCTTTAGCTTGGGATCAGCCCAACCGAACGTCTGCCCCTCTGGCCTGTCTGCGAAGCTATCCCCCGCAACACCTAATCCACCCCCGTTATAGTCCACAGCCGACATGATGCCTTGCTGTGCGTCGGGATAAAGCCGTGCAACATTGTCGGCAAACATCCACTTGCCGATTCCCATGTAACGGGCATCGTTAAAATCCAGCGCCCTTGAGCGGGGATCGTGGAAAAACTCCTCGAAGCGGATTTGCTCAACATCGACGCGGTTGTTCTCATCCACCTGCACAATCGCAGCGGTCGTTCCCTCCACGAAATACTGCAAAGCGCATTGCGTCCGTTTGGCATCCCATTCGGCATAGTCTTTGACGTAACGCAAAACCTTGGTTGCAACGTCTGCGCTGTCCTCATCCTGCGGATTGCGCGGCCATGCGCGGGGATCGTTCTTGCCTTGCTCCCAAACACCGACAAGCCCGCGAACAGCCAGCTTCACCTCATTGAAATACAAAGACGGCTGCTTGCGGCCATCAAGAACCTTGCGCTCGTCCTCGGTCCACTGATAGCCGTCCCAATAATCGCGGTCGATCAGCGATTCCTTGCGGTATTCGTCGTTTGTGTCGCGCGCGTCTTCAAAGAAACGCTTTAGCTGCGCATGGTCGGGCTGATAGGCTACAGTGTTTTCCACGATTCCCCCTGCCCTTGATTGTTCTTGCGCCATGCAGGCCGGTGAGGGCCGTTGAATCCAACCGTCTTTTGCGTTGACGGGATGATTGCAGGATGCGCCTGATCTATCGCCCTGCCAATCAAACTGGCCGTATCCACATCGTCGTCATTCTTGCCTGCTGGAAACACCAGAAACTCCGATATGTCCGCACCCGGTTCGAAATACACCCGCCCACTAGCCGCCATTGCCTGAAACGATCGGGCCCGCGTCGGCTTGTCGTGAACGCTCGGCATCCATTCCATGCGGCAAAACACATTGCGTTCCCGCATTCGGCGCTTCAGCATCGGCTCGATGGCCTTCTGAATAACCCCACCTTCGCCAAACCAACAAAGCGGCTTGTGCTTGGCGATCAGGTCCAGCTTTTTCTCAATCCAGACGTCGCTTGTTGCCTGTCCGCGCCATCCGTCAACGCGGTGCACATTGCCATCTGTGTCAATGCCCCAAACGCGATGCACCGTGTAATCTCCGCCACCATCGGTAACAGCATAATCGCTTGTGCCGTAGTAACGCATCGCAGGCTGTCCCTGCGTCGTCTTGAACCATTCCCTCTGAAAGAACGTGCCTTCATCCGGCTGTGGCTGTTGCTGATACAGTGCTGACCATTCACGCGGGCCGATGCTTGCCTTAATCCTGTTCAACGCCTCGACATTATACCATTCGGGCCAAAGCGCCGCGCCATCCTTGTTAATCGCCGGAAGGTCCAAAACCTCCCATTGGTCGGCTTCACTCTCAAGCAAGCGCCCTGCTAAATCATCTTCATGCCAGCGCGTCTGGATAAGGACAATCGCGCCACCCGGCATAAGCCGAGTGTAGAGGGTCGAACGATACCAGTCCCATACAACATCGCGGCGGCGCTCGCTATCTGCTTCCTCACGATCCTTGAACGGGTCGTCAATCAAAGCAATGTCAGCGCCACGTCCCGTTACTGCCGTTCCAACACCAGCAGCAACATAAGTGCCACCATGATTGGTATTCATCCGGTTTGCTGCTTGACTATCAGGCGCAAGGCTTACCTTTGGAAACACCTGCCCAAATTCAGGGTCGGCAACGATATTCCGCACATTCCGGCCAAAGTCGCTGGCAAGGTCGCTGTTGTAACTCGCCGCGATAATCTGCCGCCTTGGGTTCCTGCCCAAACACCATGCAGGAAACCGTTTTGAAGCCAATTCCGATTTACCATGGCGCGGCGGCATGAATATCATCAGCCGGTCAATCTCGCCACGCTCCACAGCCTCCAGCTTTTCCGCTATCAGCCGATGATGATTTGCCCCCTTGTAAAGCGGGTTTGTATATTCAGTGAACGCGAGAAGACTTTTCCGAGCCTGCCGCGTTCTCAATTCCCTCTGTAACGTCTCCAATTCCGTCAAGCAGGAAAGGAGAGAGTTGCGCGGCAAGGTCTCGGATGCGCTGTGCAAGTTCGTCATCCGTCATCTCGCTGTTGTCATTAATGTTGAGCGTTGCCTCCTTCGGCATCAAGCTGGCGACCATCTTCACAAAATCCCCCGGCTTGTCGGCAATCATTGCGTCAATCGCAGCCTTGCCCTTATCAACCCATGCGGCTTGAACGTCTGCAAGGAAGTCTTCCTGCAATTTGCTCTTAGCGCCTTTGGGCCTGCCAGCAGGGTTCCCAGACTGTCCGGGTTGGAATAAATGGCTTTTCTGTTTTACGCCTGTATTTTCAGACATTGATAGCCTCATCCCAATCACCGCTCACAATGCTCTGGCTTTGCGTCCAGCTTGCTGCGGTTGCTGTTGTCTGTTCTGTCCAGTTGTTCGACGTGGTGCTTTGTGATTGCGACCAGTTGCCCGTTGGAACCAGTTGCGGATTGTCGATTGTCGCGGTCAGGAAAAGCAGTGTCATATAAAGCTTATGTTATATTTGACTTCGCCCGCGCCGATTGCGGTTGTGTCATTGTCTGCTTCTAATCCAGTCACCGAAACACAAATGCCCGTCGTAAAGCGAATGCCAAGCAGGCCCGGATCAATATAGGTCGTGCTATTGGCTGGCAGTTCGATGCAGAGTTGAACGGCTGTCGTTCCCGGCGTTACCGTCGTGCTATTGTGTAATTTCAGAAATCTGGCACTGTCCGCGCGGTTGGTAATAATGCCCCCGTAAATGATTCCCGCGCTCGCTTTGATGACCGTGCCGTTTGTCGAAGCGGCGCTGTTCAGAATTGCGGCTTGCGGCGTTCCCGGCGTTGACGATACGCTGCCAGAGACAGGCTGCGTTCCACTTATCTGTGCACCTGGAATAGGCTCTGTCGCATAGGAACCGGGTTGCAGGATATAAGCCGCCGTGCCGCTTGTGTGTGCCGTTGCCCGCACCCGAAAAGCGTTCCAGCCATTGACCGACACTTCCCAACCGTAAACAGGGGTTGCCGCCAAGACACCCGATGCAATTTCAATTGTGTTGGCGTTGGTTCGGATGGCCTGCATCTGATACCATGTGCCATCGCTGCCGTTGGTCGTATTGTTTGAGACTTCAAAAGAGGTATTATGGCCGACAAGCGATGTTGCCACCATGCTGAAAACAATGTTTGAAGCGCGGGAACAATTAAGCCAGACTATCCCGCCGTTTGTCGTGATGCTGCCAGTTGTGGCTGCATAGCTGGCGGGCTTGGTTGCTACCTTGACCCGACCCTCCTCATCGATCTTTACTAGCGTGTAATCGCCGTCATTGTCGGTTGACGTGGTATCAGCAAGCTGGCGCATGGCCAGCAGCGGAATGCCCTTGTCGCCAGATGCAGCAGCAGCGTCTTCTGCCTTGAAATAGCCCTCTATTGCCTGAATTTCGCTGTCGATGCTGGCAAGGCTTGCCTCTATGCCGTCCACGTGGCCTATCAGCGTGTCTTGTTTGACAGCCGTTGCCAAAGCAGCAAGGGCAGTCTCCACCCCGTCAACAGCCGCGATGATTGTGTCCTGCCTTGCCGCTGTTGCTAACGGCGAGAAAGCGGCAAGGCTGGTCGCCCCCAGTTCGGTCGTTTCAAGTGCCGCCAAGCTGGCAGCATTCAAAGCCACCGGAACAGGGTTTGACGCGCTTACAATGCTTTCGGTCGTGTCATCGCCAATGTCGAGATTGACAACTTGAATTAGCTTTCCAGCCTTTTCGTTGGCGCGGGCTTCGAATGTGGCTGTCGCACCTTTTAGAGTGACGTCATCCGCCATGGCGCACTCCTGTGTTTACCCCCGCACAACCGAACGCTCTTAGCTAAATAGCTTTCTGTGGTCTTCGTCGGGGCGGGGTTGCGCCGTGTGGGGCGCTAATGTGTTTTGCGCGGGCCGGTCGCCTGTCCGGCATGGGAGGTGGCTGTCTCACGCTTCAGGGCGATCAATCCCGCGCAACGCTGCTCATAATCCCAATCACTGCCTGCTCTCATTCCTAGCTGGCGGTCCCCATACAGTGAACCCAATGGCTAGCAGGCAAGAGCTTCCGCGCAATCTCTGAATCAAAATGCGCCCGAAACACGATGGCTGCGGACGCAATTAGAATAATCTCATTTCGGCCCTTATCACAATCCGCGCCATTGTCAATCAGCAATCGCACTTAGCGCGTCCAATGCTTCGCGCAAATTATCTTGGGGCTGTTGTGCATCCTGCAACAGCGCGTCCAGCCACTTCGGGCCGTTGTCAGGGTGAATGTCGATAACCAGTTGGTCAAATGACCGGCGCACGTTCCGGCCCATGCGGTTTACGCAGTCCAGCACTTCATGCAGCCACTCTTCCTGCTGGCGCACCCGCTCATGGTCGATGGAAATAACCGTGCCAAAGTTCTTTTCGCCAATGCAACTGCGAACCGTCCCTGTGGCGTAGGCTTGCCAATAGGCGCGCGACACTTTGCGGGCTGTGTCCAAAAGGTTCTTTGCTTCCGAACCTTCGCCTAACAGGCCGGAGCGATACGCCCTGCCTATAGCATCACAGTTATCAGGGCCGTAAAGCACCTGCATTGCTTGAGCGCGTTCTGTGCCTTTGTCGAAGTTTGCAGCCGAACGGGACAAGCGCCCGCTTTTTGTCCGCGATCCCTTTTTGCGTGGCCTACCCATCCCAATGCGTCTCCCGTGTTCTGCGCAGCCGTTCTGCTGCCAGTATGTCCCGTGCCTCGTATGCGTATTGCAGGCCATGCCAGCGCATCAGCTTGGCGATAATGCCCGGTGCGTTTAGTTCCTGTTCGGTCATGGTGCGCAGTGACCTGTGGTCAGGCTGCAATGCGTCGGCCCATGCGCCGGGGTGGCTGTCTGTGTCGATCATGGCTGGTCGCCCTTTGGAGGCTCGTCGAACATCACTTCGACCCACTTTTCCAACTGTCCGCGCGTTGGCCAAGCAGGCGGAACAACGTGAGTGTTGCCGTTGTATTCCTTACCGTCGCGCTCAAATTGATATGCGTTGTGAGACAGCCACCAATTTAGCTGCTGGCCAATAATTCTTAGTTTGTCATCGCGCGTCACAGTTTGTTCTCCTTCCACAGCCACAGCGCGTTAGTGCGGGCGCCCTCGGTTGGCCATTTGTTGCCGGTCCATTTTGCCTTCAGTTCGGTCTTGCTCATGCGGTTTTGTTCCATTTTGATGAGGTCGATTAGGAATTGCTGGTAGGTGCCGTTATGGTTCATTCCACCAGTCTATTCCTTGGCTGGCGGGAGCAGGTGCGGCGTAGTTGCCGGGTATCTGACCGGGCAACCAATAGCGCGGCGGCTTGGCATAATCGCAGTTCAGATAGCAGCGGTTCCACGCGATACTGCGCAGATTGAAGGGCATCCGGTCGATCTCGGCTTGGGTGACGCGCCCCCATTTGACAGCGTTCAAATCGCGGTCGGTTTGCGTTTCCACATGCTGCAATTTTGGGCTGCCGTCATGGCCAACAACCCACGCAACATCGCTGCGTTTCAATTCTGCGTTCCAGCGCGCAACCCGTGCGTCAACGCTTTCAGTGGGGCGTTCGAATTGCGGAGTCCGGCGCATTGCTAACGGATTATTGGTCATAATTTCCCTCAAGCGTTTTCTGAAAATTGGCCTTTTTGAAAATCCAGTCGAATGTCGCGCCGCGCCAGTTTGGCGTGTCACCGCGCAAAAACGGGCTGCGTTCGATCTTGCCAAACACGTTCACGAAATCGTCAATCGAGTATTGGGCTATCCGTGCTTTCAGCAGTTTCCGTCTCTCTGGCGTGAGATCGCGAGCCTTGGGCTTGCCAAGCTTGCCAGCAAGATCATTCCAATGTTCCAAAATATGTTCGGGCTTGAGTGCATCGCCAGATGCACAAGAACCTTTAGGTTCTAATTCTGTATCTGTATCTGTATCTGGGAGCGTTTCTGAAACGTTACATGGTTGTTTCACAGCGTTACGGGCTTTGTTTTCCCTATGTTTTTTAACTCTTTCGCTGCTATTATCGCTGCGATATTGCAATTTATCCCATGACACGGGATGCATGTTTTCATCGATCAATTCGACTTCGCGCAGGCGGCGTCCAATCTCCTCAAGTTCACGCACTTGGACACCCAAGCGAACGGCAATCCTGCGGTCGCGCAGGGAACCTAATTCACCGTCAAGCGCCCCCTCTGACTTGAGGCAGCACAAAGCGACAAAGTGCCAGCGGTCTTCGAAAGCAAGCAGGCGCAGCTTGTCGTCATCGATCATGCGGCTGTATGCGCGGAACCACTGCATACTCACTGGCTGTCCTCCAGTGCAGTCAGTAATTCGGCATATTCAGGGTAGCGCTTGATTAGACGCTTTGCAGACTTAACGCCTGCCATTGCAGTTGCGTGGTGTTCGCGGCCCGTCAAAAGCGCAATTTGTTGCCAGCGCAGACCTAGGCGATGCAAGGCAAGCATGACAATTTGGCGAGGCTGTGCGACCGCGCTAACTCGGGTTGCAGAATACAAAACGTCCTTGGGGAAACCGATAATAGAAGGTGCGCGCTCTATCAAAGCCACGCCATCACGATATTGCTGCCAAGGTGATTTTTCTTGCGCGATTGCAGGCGCACTATTAACGAGACTCAAAGGCATAAATCGCTCCCTTTCAGCGGTTGATGTTCAGGCCCGTTTTCAACCGTTGGCGCGGTGAAGCGGGCCGTTTTTGTATGAATCACGGCAAACTGCGGCGCAAGGGGTGCGCAAAATAATCCTTGGGGATAGGTCTGGTGACAGTTCATCCTACCCTCACCACGATCTTACCGCCCGGCACGTTCTCGCCAATGTGGTAGCCAGCGGGAATAAACCGCTTGTCATTCACGCCCATCGCGTCAGCGATGCCGTCAAAATACGGTTTGCACCTGTTCCAATAGTTCATGCGGTCGCTGCGATTATCAGGCGCGTGGAACGTCACTGAAACGGGTATGTCACCAGTTGCAGGCACAGGAATGCGCGCCGCTTTCGTCGCTTGGAAGGCCCACAGGCGATGTTTTTTCGTGACCGTCCTTAAGCCACGCCAATGCTCATTATGGTGCCCTGACAGGCTTGAGGGAGGCCAAGGAAGGGTGATCATCCCCGCGCCCCATAATTGACGCCTAGGGCGCGCTGCTTGACGATGCCCCAATGAGCGGCCTGATCGGGATTGCGCGTGGCGTGATAGTCCGCCAGTGCTGCCAGCAATTGATCTGGCGCTCTTTTTACAACGCGCGGCTCTGCAATGGGCGATGCGACCTTGCGCAGCATTTGCGACCGCTGCTTGGGCAGAACGCTTTTGATGCGCCGCAATTCGGTTGCGTCCATCTGATAGCCGAAATCACGCTTTATGTGCGCAATGATTGCGGACTCGTCGGTGATGTATTGCAACAGGTGCGCTGCTTTAGCGCGGACTTCGGGCTTCATGCCTCACCCCGCAGAGGGTCATTCGCCCATCTTTTGCGTTGTGATTGCCAATAGGCTTTGCGGGCGCGTTCCTGCTCGACAAGACGCACAGCCTTGCGGGCCTTTAAGGATCGGTTTAGCCGCCAGCGGGCTATCAGGTTGTGGATCATGCGGCCATCCTTTGCCGTGTTGCAGAGCGGGCCATTGTGATAAGGAGATTGCGGAAAGGCTCTGGCGTTCCGATGCGCGGCGCGCTGTCCTTGCCGCCACCCTTGAAAGACAATTCACCGATGCGCCTTGCCTTGGCTTCACCATATTTGTCGATTGCCCATTGCGGAATGCGATGCGGGCCAACGCCCCATTCCAGTTCCGGCAGTTCGCAGCCTACCGCATAAAGCCAGGTTGGCTTGCGCGCATAATGACCATAGCGGCCCTGTTCGACACAGCATGTCCAGCCACCATGAAAATCAGCGGCAATCCAGCCCCCCTCGTGCGGCGGCTTGTTCAGCCCGAAATGCGCCCATGCGTGGCTGTCTTTGGGATGTTCCAGGACACCGCCATATTTGCGCACATCACGCAATGCAGCTTCGAAGCAACCGCCATCGTCTCCTTTGCCCTTGCGCTCACCAGTGCGGGCCACGTGCGAGGGGCTTCCCATCCACATTTTGCCCCAACGCGGGCAAGGCGGGTGTGCAATGACAGGGTAAGGCCCGTCATACTGGCGCGCGTCCCGTGCTTCATCCCAAGGGTCGATACCAGGCAAACCGAAATACGCGCCGCCTGTTTTGACATAGAGCGCGGCGATCACGACCGCCTCACAAAGCGGCCCTTGCCGTCACGCTTGGGAAGCTGGCGCTCTGCATCGCGGGCGCGATTGGCAAAATAAATGCCGACAAAGCAGGCCATTGCAAACAATGCTGCCATGAATAACAATGCGGTTTCGGTATTCATAAAACCCCCCTTCCAAAGCGGGTTAAGCTGCGATTTTCATTTTCTCGATGTTGGCGATGTATGCAGTCAGATCGCGCATCGCCTCTTTCAGCAGGGGCAGCGCGTCCAATTGCTCTTTAGGCGTTTCAGTCTTGCCGCCCTCGCTGTCAGGGTGACGCATGGCGCAAATGGCCGATACCGACATTGCCAGCGACGCCAGCGGGTCGGTCTTGGTAAAGCTAAGGCTTTCCGCTCGCGCGCCATAAAGCGCATGGTAAGGGTCCACAGTATGCGCGCCGTAGATCGCACCGATGCGGGCAATGCTGGCAGCGTTCAAATCTGCCTTGCCGTTGCGGGCGTTGGCAATCGTGCCAGCAGATACGCCTAGCTTGTCGGCAGTGTCCTGATCGGTTTCCTGCGTATCACGCTGTATGTCGCGGATGATTGCCGATACCGCAGCCCGCAAAGAACTTTGTGTAGGCAGAGTCAAAGGCAATAAGACATTATTGCGCTGCATGGGCTATCTCCGTTACATGGAAAGGAACATAGAGGAACGGCAAGGAAACCCCCTTGCCGACACCAACAAGAAAGAGGCGCGGACGATTGGCGAATTGACGCGCGAAATTGTGAATGCTTTGGGCGACAGGCAGCGTTTCGGTTTTGCCTGTCGCCCTGCGGCCCGGAGGAGGGAGAGCCGCAATCATGATGCGCGACCTTCAAGCGGCGGCAAATGCGGCTCGACTGCTTTCAAGGTGGCGGCGGTAGGGTTCCAGTTATCGTCATCCACGCCAAGCAATGTGTTGGGATGCAGCCCCGCCAGCTTGGCCAGCCCTGTTTTCGTATATCCCGGTCGCTTGAGTGTGGCGCGAATATGATTGATAGTGTCATTTACCATGACCAGCATAAAAGCATATTTCAATATGCTATTCAAGCGCAAAAACATATCAGCATGTGCAAGCGGTCATTTATATCCCGGCGCATGGAAAAGACTGCCGACGAGAAGCGCGAGATACTGCGCAAGTTCATAAAGGACCGCGAATTGAAGATCGCGCGCTGGTGTAAGGAATCCGGCGTTGACAAAAACAGCGTTTACAATTTTTTGAACGGCCATTCGCAATCGCTCGATTTGCGGACATACGGCAAATTGGCTAGAACGGCGGAAGTGCCGGTTTGGCAGTTATCAGGAGACCAACCGCAAGCGCCTAGCCCTACGTCAATCTGGGTGGCAGGCGATGTGCAAGCAGGGGCGTTCAGAGAAGCAGTGGAGTGGGATCAATCAAACTGGTATGGCGTAGATGTGCCGGTGCCAGCGCAATTCAGAGGCCGCGCGAAGGCGTTAGAAGTCCGTGGCACTTCGATGAATATAGACTATCCCGAAGGCAGCATTGCAGTTTGGGTGCCAATGTTGGATTTCCGCCCGCCGCGCAATGGCGATGACGTGCTTGTGTATAGCTACTGTCATGACGGGCTGGTGGAGGCGACGTTGAAAGAATTTAGGATCGATGATGGTGGCGCAAAGTGGCTATGGCCGCGCTCCCACGATCCACTGCATCAAGCGCCTGTGGATATGGCGAATCCTAGCGGTGCGATCCGCGAAATCGAAATCGTCGGGATAGTGATAGGGTCATACCGACCCCGCCACCATTAGAACCTGGGCTTTGCCTGTTTCGGCTTATACGGGTCAACTGTGCCTGATTTTCCGGTGTGCGGATTGATGTTCGGCTTTGAACCCCAATTATTCGAAGTTTTGCCATCTGGCGCGGTGCGAACGTGCGGCGCTACATAGGTTCCATCCTTGCGAATGTGACCTTTCACCCGCACCGTTTCAGCGGCAAGCGGAGTGGCAATCAAACCCAAGACAGCAAAGGCAGCTAATTTCATGGCAAACTCCCTGTTTTCCTAGAGAATCAGCACTACACGCAAAAAAACACATTCAGATATGCTTTTTATGCTTGATTAGCACATTCTTATATGCTTTAAAGGCTTCATCAAACGATGGAGCCGACAATGACAACCCCCACCCAACTTGACGCAGCGCTGGCGCAGATTGACCGCGCCTTTGAGCGTATGGCTGCCGAACGGGCGCGCGACAACGCTGCGATGACGCCGGAACAGCGGGCCAGCCACAAACGCGCTTTGAACGCAATGCGCGCGACACCGACGCCTTGCAACAATGGCATTTTCACCGGACGCCCTGCGCGGGTTAGCGATGTCGAATACGACTATTACACCGGCCAAGCTGGCGCGGGGTATTTCGCATGAGCTGGTTCGACATCACCGTCGCGGTTGCCACCATTGGCGTCACCGGCTTCTGCATCGCCATTTACGCCGCGTTCGACATTGCTCGGAACGAAGGCAGCTACAAGCAAAACATTCCTGACGATTTGGACAAGGGAGATGACGCATGACGTTACCTGAAAACCCGCCTGCATTTCCGACAAGCGCAACCGATGATGTCTATGACGGCATGAGCCTGCGCGACTGGTTTGCTGGTCAGTGTGCCGCTGCTGCTCTCGTCAATGCTACTGGCGTTAGCGAGGAAGTAGCCAGCGAGGTCTTTCCGCTCGTTGCCCGCCTGTCATACTTGATGGCCGACGCCATGCTTGCCGAACGCCGCAAGGATGAAGGAGCGCAATCATGAGCGGGCTACCTGAAAAACCCGCCGCTGTTGCGCATGTGTCTGATGCAGAATTGCCCCGCCTGATTGAAGTGCGTGAGGATGGCTATTTCTGGCTACCCCGCCCACGTTCAATGTTTTGCGACGACATATCCTTCAAAAGTTGGAACGCGAAGCATGTAGGAAAGAAGGTTTTTACATCGCGGGATGACGATGGCTATCTTCGTGTGCGGTTGTTTGGGCGATCATATCCCGCGCATCGCGTTATTTGGGCGCTGCATTATGGTAAATGGCCGGAAGGGCAAATCGACCATATCAATGGCGATCCCGCCGACAACCGAATCGAAAATCTGCGCGATGTTTCTCACGCAGAGAACGGACGCAATCAGCGCCTTCACCGAACAAACACAAGTGGCTTTGCCGGTGTAAACTGGCGGGCAAGATCGCGGCGCTGGCTAGCGTCAATTACGGTCAATGGCCGCAGAAAGCACATTGGCTGCTTTGCAGCTCTTGCAGACGCTGTTGCTGCCCGCAAGGCCGCAGAGGCAGCCCTTGGCTACCATCCTAATCATGGCCGCGCCGCAATAGCAAAGGCGCAAGGCTCATGACCCGCGCTCGTATCGCCCTTATCGTCTGGGCCTTTGCTTGGATGCCTGTGATGTTTTGCACGGAGCGTTTCCTGTGAAGTCCGCCGATCACGCCGCCCGTCACCTGTTAGCCCTGCCTTCATGGAAGCAGGAAGAACTGGAACGCAACTGGCACGATACAACATTCGATGCCGCCCACGACTTCACAATGCGGTGGCGCAGACAGCAAGAGCGCAATCATGCGCGTGAGATACAGGAGCAAGGATGATGGATAGCCTTAAGCCGTGTCCGCTGTGTTCTGGACGCGCCCGCCTGGTGACGTTCAAAAAGCGCATCGGTCGTGTTTGCCCTCACACTGTTTTTCGGCAGCACATCCAATGCACAAAATGCGGGCTTCAAAGCAAGCAGTCTAAATCCAAAGACGCCGCCGAGCGCATGATAAAGCGCTGGAATACCCGCCCCGATGCAACTGCACTGGTAGAGGCTTTGCAGGGCTTGCTTGAAGCCACGGAGCGCCATGTCTTTGGCGACGAATGCCTTGCGGAACGGGAAGCCGCCCGCGCCACACTTCAGCAATGGAAGGACAAAGCTAATGGCTGACAATGGTATGGCACAGCCCGCCGTCTATAAGGCAATTGCTGCCGTGCAAGGCGAACTTGCCAAGACTGGCATTGCAAAAGAAGGCGTCAATTCATCGCAGAACTATAAGTTTCGCGGTATCGACCAAGTTTACGGCGCATTGTCCCCCTTGCTTGCCAAGCATGGCCTTTGTGTCATCCCGCGTGTGATTGACCGCGAAATGCACGAGCGCGTCACCGTAAAGGAGTGGAACGGCCAGAAAAAGGAAAGCGTCCTTTTTTATGTGACCGTCCATGCCGAATTTGACTTTGTGTCGGCAGAGGATGGCTCGAAGCACACCGCAGCCACCTATGGTGAGGCGATGGACAGTGGCGACAAGGCGACGAATAAAGCCATGTCAGCGGCTTACAAATACGCTGCCTTCATGACGTTCGCAATCCCCACGGAAGGGGATAACGACGCGGACGCTTCAACACATGAAGTGCGGCCAAGGGCGGATGTTGGACAAAGCAATGGCACGGTTAGCCAGCATCCGCCTGCCAATGATACCAAGCGCGCTGAAAAATGGGAAGGTGCTTATTCCGGCAAATCTGCCCTGCACAAAGGCCTGATTGCGGTCGAGCGCAACATTCGTGGTTGCGGCGATAGCGACCAGCTTGAAGCCTATCTGGCAACCGACGAATACAAGGATTTTGTCAAAAGCTGCGAACGCTACAATCCCGTTTATCTGACGGGCGGCGATCCTGCCCCGCCTGAATTTGTCGGCATCAATGATCTGGTTGCCAAGATGCGGACCGACTTTGCCAACATCGCTTCGCTTGGCGGCGATAGCATCCCTGATTTCATTCACGAACAAGCTGCGAACGTCGCGGCAGGATAGGAGTTACCATGTCAGATTTAAACCAATGCACATTCACAGGACGGCTTGGCGCTGATCCTGAAATCAAATCATTCCAAAATGGCGGGCGCATTGCCAACATGCGCCTTGCGGTTGGCAGCCAGTGGAAAGACAAACAGACAGGCGAGAAGAAAACCCGCACCGAATGGGTAAGCCTTGTCGCCAATCAGGATGGCCTTGTCGGGGTTGTTGAACGCTTCTTGCGCAAGGGCAGTCAGATTGCTGTTGTCGGTGAAATGCGCACACGCAAGTGGCAGGACCAGAGCGGAAACGACCGCTATTCAACCGAGGTCGCAATCGACAAGTTGACCATGCTTGGCGAAGGCAAGGGTGGCGGCGAAGCGCACGGCACGGCACAAGGGCAGAGCGCGGGCTTTGCGGACGATCTCGATGATGACTCCGTGCCTTTCGCGCATTGCAATTCGATATTCTGACAATGGGATACGAGCCTAACCACAAGCGCATGAAGCCAAAAGCGGGAGCAGAGCCTACCGCCAAGGAACGCGCACACATGGACAGGGTAGCAAAACTGCCCTGTCTAGTGTCTGGCGAATATGGTGTGACATTGCATCATGTAACCGCGTCCAGCCACGTCATGGGAAGGTTCCCAAGGTCGCATCAATTGGTTGTCCCCCTTGCGCGCCGGTATCATCAAAGGGTTGCCGATCCGAGCGCGCGCGAACCTATCAGCGTCGAGGGCTTGGGCCATCGCGGCTTTTACAAGAAATATGGCATCGACTTGCTGGCAGAGGCGGAATTTCTGCGGGCTGAAAGCATCATGGAGGGCATATTGTGAAGCACCATTTTGTTATTGCCATTTATGCAGAAAAGAAATCGGCAAGCAGATTTCATAAGCTGGCTAAGTCTTTGGGGGAAAACCCAGAGCAATTAGCCAAAGACCTCATAACAGAGGGTATCGAAAGCCGCCGCAAAAAATGTCCGTCTTTTGATCGGTTATACAGATCGCTTTATTCCAAAGCGCAGGGAATTGGAAAGGGCGCGTGATGAGTGACGCATATCAACCAGAATTAGGCCAGATGATGTTTGGTCAACCAAGTCACGCATTGAGCGTCCCCGTTGACGTTGAATTGGCGCTGGACGCAATTTCAAATGCCGCTTCGGTGTATTGTGGATTTGGAGCCTTTGAAAGCCCATTTTCCAATTCCGGCGCGCGATATGAATGGTCTTGCTTTGCCGTTCACGCCTACGATTGGGGGGACGATCAGAGCCAGCAATGGAACTTCAAATGGCGTGATTTTGAGGTGAGTTGGTATAAATATCTCGGCCGTGGGATGAGCAGAAACCGCAAGATAAGCAAGGCTGAATTGCAGGAAATGCTCACTGAATGCCTCACGGCTTTGATGACAGAAAAGCCGGCCCAAAATGACTGACAAAGCCCCCATGTTTTTCGAAGCCCGTCTAGGCGGCTTGTTTCCTGCCAATGAAACGGCCCGCAAAGCCATGCAGGAGGCCCAAGGACGCTTTCGGGTCACAATGACAGGCGGGAAGGCCAATCAGCGCCGTAGAGGCCTCTATTGGGTCACAGTGGCGCTTGTAACGCCTATCCTGAACGACCTTCACAACATGACGCTTACCGATGACGATTTGCACGACATCATGCGGGATAAATTCGGCATGTTTGACGAGGTGACTTTGCCGTCCGGTGACGTTCACAAAAAGCGATGGTCCACAAGCAATCGCGCCATGAATGAAGCGGATCGGGCGGAATATCTGAACAAGTGTTTTGACGTTTGGTCCAAGTGGACAGGCGTGGAAGTGGCGACCCTTCGTAGGGAAGCTGAATTGCAACAATAACCAGCGTTCCCGGCGCTTGCCCCGCCTCCGGGATGAAAGAGGGCGGGGATGGAGAATTGATTATGAGAGTGGCTATCACCATTGAGGACGGTCGGACGCAGTTGGTCCTTACGCCTGAAACAAAACACGAGACCGCTTGCCTAGGGCAGCTTCACGATGGCGATGTCGAACTAACCATCCGGCAGGGTGAGTATTATGCCTGCCAAGGTGGCTGGACACGGCAGCGCGAAAACGGAACCGCAAGCACTATTCTTGTGATGGAGAAGGCATGATGGCCTACACATACGAAGCCCGCCGCTTTCATTGCAAGGGTAAACCCGACACCCCGCGCATTTGGTTGCGTGTCGATAAGGCGCACGTTGCCAGAGTGCTTAAGGCGCGCAGGGCAATGTGCTTTGGCGAAGAAGTGAGGGTGTCATGACAGATAATGGGCATCCCCTACGGGACGGGCTTTCGTCTAACGATGGAGCCGTGAACGTCTCCACCCTTCGGGCTTCAATCCCTGATGCGTCTTTAATCCCAAGCGGTTGGTATTGCTACGAGGCAATAGAAGAAATGGACGAACAAGGCTTCATGCGGCTGAAGAACGTATGCCCCTACTACAAAAGCCTTTCCGACGATCACGCCTATTGCGGATTCATGGATTACACCACTGAATTTTCGCGGGAGTTGCTCTGGGATCAAGTCAAGATTTGCGGGGTGAACGACGATGATTAAATCTTGGATTTGGGACTATGCAGCAGGCATGGGCAAAAGTGTCAACGGGGTTGGGCCTAAAGATATGATTATCTCCATGTGCGGCGATCAACTCCACGTATCTGCAACGATGCACACCGCCCAAGAAGCCGAGTGCGTCCGTGAAATAATCAATATATTGGGCAAGCGCCTGCCAATGACGCGGCCAATGCTACACGCGGACATATATGGGAATCCGCCGCCAAAGCCGTCATTCGAAGATGAAATAATTCGAATGTTTGGCGATCCTGCAAAAGCGACAGAAACCGGAACGGCCATGACCGCAGGGCATGGTGCGAAGCATGATGGCGCGGCCCCAACGGGGTTTGCCCAAAAGGACGCCCCATGACCCTACCGGAACTAGCCAATCATGAAACGCAGGCAGATTGCCTTGCAGCCAACGGTGATTTTCGCGGTGCAATTCATGTGCTGCGCCAAGTCACCGACGCATTGCGCGAACGCTATGGAATTTATGACCCTCGTGAATTGAGACTGACAGCAAAAGAGGAATTAGGCACATGGCCGATGTTTTGACCCTACCAGACCGTATAGAAAAGCTGGCCAATGTCATGCGAGAACAAGGCTCGTTCATATTCCATTGGCCTGTCCGCTGGATTGCCGCAGCACTGCGGGCAAGGGGGATAGAGTGAAACTCCCCTCGTCTCCTGAAATAAAGCGGGCAATCAAAGCCTATTGCGATGCAATGCGCGCCGCTGGGCCTATACCGTGAGCGAATGGCCCGCCATGATGCTGCGCAAGACAGCCGCGAAATATTGTGACTTGTCAGAAGCGGCATTCGAACGCGAAGTCAACGCGGGGCGGATTGTTGCACCTGTCATGTTTGGCGGGCGTCCACACTGGCATAAGGCCGCGCTAGATCAGGACCTAAAACGCATTGCCGGACTCATGGCGGACTGGCGAACGGAAAGCAAATTATATGGGACTTAAGACCCTGCCCTATGTGAAATATGTCAAAGCGCGAGGCCGCGACTATTGGTATTTCGACACTGGAACGACCGTAAATGGAAAGGCAGTCTATAAGCGCCTGCCCCACCTAAAGGATGCGGGCTTTGGCGCGTCCTATGCCTCATTCATGGCAGGCCGGACAAGGCGCGCAAATGTCGCTGCCTATATGACTGTTGGCAAGATGATCGAACTGTTTGAGGCCAGCCCCAAGTTTCAAGCCCTGTCAGCCGGAACGCGCAAAACTTATGGCATCCACTTGCGCAAGATCGAAGCGCTTGTCGGTAACGCGCCGGTCAATGATTTGGAGCCGCGTGACGTTTCCCGCATGATGGACGAACATTCGGCAACCCCCGGCACTGCAAACATGATCCTGTCAGTCACAGGCGCGCTATACAAATGGGGCAGACAGAGGCACCATGTCTTGCGCACCGTCAATCCAACACAGGACATTGCCGCGCTGGAAATGGGCAGTCATGACCCTTGGCCTGAAAATGTGCTACAGGACGCCTTGGCATCGGATAACGACCGCGTTCGGCTTGCGACCCACTTGCTCTATTACACCGCGCAACGGATAGGCGATGTCTGCCGGATGCGCTGGTCAGATATTCGCGGCGGCGTGATCAGCGTCAAACAGGAAAAGACCGACAAGCCGCTTGAAATAGTCTTGCATTCCGCACTAGCCGAGGAACTGGCTAGGACGCCCCGTAGAGGCATGACGATCCTAACGAACTGGCGTGGACAGCCAGTTGGCGACCACCCTATCAGAACGGCCTTAAAACGCCATGCAGAGCAATATGGCTTGAACCTTGTCCCTCACGGCCTGCGCAAAAATGCCGTCATCGCCCTTTTGGAAGCTGGCTGTTCGGTTGCCGAAACCGCTTCCGTATCTGGTCAATCATTCCCGATGGTTGAGTATTACGCCAAGATGCGCAGCCAGAAAAGACTATCCAGCGCGGCCATTTTGAAGTGGGAAAACAAATCGTGAATCGGAAAACAGTCGGAAAATTAACTGTAGGACGGCGGAATTGCGCGCTTGACAGTAACGTGTCGATTAAGCTAACGTCGCAACAATCCTACGGTTTTGAGGGATTGCGCGAGAAAACAGCCGTCAATTGCGTCAATCACTTAGCTACAGGGTGGAAAACAAAACGGGCCGAATTGCTGCGCGAACAGCAACCGGCCCTGACCAATAGACGAAAGGACCGTCCAATGGCTTCCCGCCCCCATATCCCTATCTTGCCACTTTTGGAAGGCCGCGCTGGCGATCTGCGCAAAATGCGCTTTTGGTCAAAGGTTGACATTGGCGCACCGGAACAATGTTGGGACTGGCAAGCATCGGTCAATGAAAGTGGTTACGGTCGTTTCAAGATCGCCGATGGTCGGACCGTTCGGGCGCATCGCTTCGCCCTTGTGTCTAATACAGGACAAGAGCCGGACGGCCTAATTGCCTTACACAGTTGCGACCGTCCGCAATGCTGCAATCCTCACCATTTGCGCTTTGGCACCGATGCCGACAACAGCCGCGACAAAATGGAGCGGGGCCGCGCCAAAGGCAAAGATCAATCCGGCTTTGAAAATGGGAACCGGAAACTGTCACCCGATGAATTGGCGCTAATTGTCACCCGCTTGCAGGAAGGCAAAAGCAATGTGCAAATTGCAAATGAGGTTCGCACGGTCGGCCAATCGCTCGTTAGCCGCATTCGTGTTGGGCGTAGCTGGCAAAAAGAAACCGCTGCGCTTGGCTGGAAAACACCCGTTGCGGAAAGCGCGGTAAACCAAAATCAGGCAATTCTATCCGAACTCGCCCGCGTCAAGGTGGCGTTCCAGCTTCGCACGATCTGCGCTGTGATGGGAGTAAATCATGACTGACAAATTCACCTATCCGAAATCATGGGATGAGCCTCACGCTATACCCGAACCGATTAGCGGCGCTCTGCGCAAGGCGTTGGTGGATGCACAGGAACGCACACTCGCAATGTCGCCGGAAGAAAAGCAGGCGATGTTCGAAGCGCAAAAGGCAAGCTGGTTACGCGGCATGGGGCCGTGTGAGCATGGCGATTGTGATTGGGAAACCTGCGCGCAATGTCTCGCCACCCCCCAGCCCGACACAATGGGCGTTTCTGACAGGGGGTTGTGATGGGGCGCGTAGTCATCTGGTTTTCCTGTGGTGCCGCCAGCGCGGTTGCAGCCAAAATGGCTTTGCAAAAATATCGGGGGAAGCGGGAGGTTGTGATTGCTTACTGCGATGCAGGCGGTGAGCATCCCGACAACAAGCGCTTCATGGCCGATTGCGTTCGCTGGTTCAATCAGGATGTAATGATC